AATTTCCATATGAAAAATTAATAGTATTATTACTGGTATCGTAAAGTGGCTGGGGCCCTCCTGTACAACAATCACCAGGATGGGTGCCATAAGTAACCCCAAACCAACCACCTGGGTTGATTAAATTACCCGTTGTAGGGTCTACTTGAGCGTTAGAGGGCGAGGAAAAGAAGAGCGCCAAGCAAAGCGCCCCAGCCAGTCTTTTTATAAAAGTCATCTTGTTTTGGTTCTTCTAATTTTGGCCACTTATCTTTATTTTCATCCCACAAAGCTTTGGCTTGCTCGCCAATTTTACCATCGAACGGGCAAGGGGTACCTGCATTTAACATCGCATCAAATACTCTTCTGTCTTGGCAAAGTGTGGCTACTGCAGCTACTTTCATTCCCATGTCGTACAAAGTTTTTGCATTCTTAAGTCTTTCACAGTTTAAGTCTCTAACGGTGCTTCCAGAAGATATACCAAAAATTTGAGTTTGAATTGCGCTTGAAGCACCTGTCGTACATAAATCATTATTACCACCGGACATCATTGCTGGTGCAACCGCAGTTGGCGGAGGTTGCTTAACCGTTTGTTCTATTTTTGAATCATTTAAATTACGAGTAGTCATATCACCGGTGTTTATATTCCGGTTGGTATTATCTGATGTCGAGGTGTTAGTGTTCGTGTTGTTATTAGTATTAGTATTAGCACTTGTAGTATGACCAGTGTTAATATTATTATTAGTACTTGTACTGGTATTTTGATTAATATTGGTATTAGTACTTACACTATTTACTGTACTAGTGTTAACGTTTGTGTTTGTGTTAGTACTAGTACTATTTACAGTACTGGTGCTTGTAGAATTATTATTGGTGTCTACAAGGCTTTTCGAATCATAGACGGTTTGTGCGTAAACACCCGTAAGTGATGTAGCCATAACAAAGAAAACACCTAAGGCGATTTTCTTCATTTGGTTCCTAGATGGTTGATTTTACAATAGCTATCTTTTAAAATAATTAAAAGACCATTTATTTATGCTTTTGGTGTTGATTTACTTCTCTCTTCAATATATAATACCGTATGCTTTTCTATACCAACGTCTTCAGTCGGGGTAATAATGTCTTTTTCCGGGGTTTTAAGGACGGAAAAAGAGTAAACCAAAAAATACCCTTCCAGCCGGTTCTTTATGTGCGAACCGGTAAAGAATCCAAATATAAAACTATGTGGGGTGAAAATCTTGACAAAGTCAAGTTCAATACCATGATGGAGGCAAGGGAGTTTGTAAACCAATATAAAGAGGTTAGCAACTTCCCAATATACGGTAACTATAATTACAGCTACCAGTTTATTAGTAAACTTTTTCCCAATACAATCAGTTTCGATATGTCGTTGCTTAAGATTGTGACTATCGATATTGAAACCTCTACCGAGTATGGCTTTCCTGACTCCCGAAACGCTCAAGAAGAGATACTTCTCATCTCAATGCAGGATTTCAACACCAAGCAGATCACATCGTTTGGATGTAAGCCATATCTACCCAAGCAAGCAAATGTCAATTACATTCAATGTGTAGACGAGTTTGACTTACTAAGAAAATTTATTAACGAATTTAAGTCCAACTACCCAGACATTATTACCGGGTGGAACGTACAGTTATTTGATATTGCTTACCTGTCATCCCGAATACTTCGAGTGCTGGGTGAGAAAGCTTTAGATGAATGTTCCCCTTGGAGTAATATTCGCACCCACGAAGTACCATTTGCAAGAGGTCGTACTCAACTAGCATATGACTGGTCAGGCATTTCAATTCTTGATTTTCTAGATCTTTATAAAAAGTTTTCATATAAGATGGTTGAAAACTATAGGTTGGATACTGTAGCACAAGAAGAGTTAGGTAAAGAGAAAATTAAACATAGCTACGGTTCTTTTAAAGAATTTTATACTAAAGATTGGGAACTTTTCGTAGATTATAATATTGTTGACGTTGAACTGGTAGACCAATTGGAGGATAAGATGAGAATTATTAATCTTATTCTTACAATGGCATACGATGCAAAGTGTAACTATACAGACATATTCTCTTCAGTAAGAACCTGGGACTGCATTCTGTACAATAAGCTACTTAAAGAAAATATTATTGTACATAATCCCCCACCCGTGGATCCTGCAGCCGATAGACAGATAATGGGTGCTTATGTAAAGGAACCCAAGCCCGGTCAATACGACTGGGTAGTTTCATTTGATGCTACCTCTCTATACCCTTCTATTATTATGTCCTGGAACATGTCACCAGAAACATTGGTGGATGGCCAAAAATTCTTAGCTGATGATGAACGGTCCATTCAACGACTTATTGATAGGGAGTTCAATACCGAGAATATTCATAAAAACGATCATTCAATGACTGCTAACGGTCAATGCTTTAGAAGAGATAAGAAAGGTATATTTCCTGAACTAATTGAATTTTACTTTAGTGAACGTCAAAAAGCTAAAAAGCAGATGTTGGAAGTTCAAACAAAATACGAAAAGACCAAGGACCCTAAGTACCTGGGTCAGATATCAAGTTTAAATTCCAAGCAAATGGCGGCTAAGATTTTAATGAACTCACTTTACGGTGCCATGGGTAACGTATTTTTTAGATACTACGATATTAGAATTGCCGAGGGTATTACAATGACCGGGCAGCTTATAATTCGTTCAGTAGCTAAAAAATTAAACGAGTTTGTCAATAAAGAAGCAAAGACAAAAGAAATAGAATATTCTTACTATTCGGACACCGACTCTACCTATATTACACTTGGTGAACTAGTAAAAAGAAATATGCCTGGGTTAGAAAAACCGCAAATCGTAGAAAAGCTTGATAGATACTGTAATGAGCAAATTGAGCCAGCTATTAATGAAGCGTGCGACGACTTGCTCACATATACAAACACTTACCTAAAGAAGATTAAATTCAAGCGAGAAATTATTGCTGATAGAGGTATATGGATTGCTAAAAAACGCTATGCAGTTAACGTATACAACTCCGAAGGGGTAAGTTACGAAGTACCGAAACTTAAAGTATTAGGGATGGAAATTGTAAGATCATCTACCCCAGCACCAGTAAGAAAAGCTCTTAAAGAGGCAGTGTCCATTGCACTAACAAAGGATGAAGACACCCTTAAAAAATATGTTAGTGATTTAGAGGTAAAGTGGCGAAAACTTAACCCTGAAGAGATTGCTTTTCCTAGAGGTGTAAACGGTATTAAAGAATACAGTGACCCTAATTCTATATTTCGTAAAGGCACACCCATTCACGTTAGGGGAGCTCTAATATATAATCATTTAGTCACCACTAATAACCTTGAAAAGAAATATCAGTTAATTCAAGAAGGTGATAAAATTAAATTTCTCTATTTACGTGAACCTAATCCATTAGGGACACACGTTATTACTTTTACTAATGAAGTACCGCTTGAGTTTAAACTTCACGATTACATAGATTATGATACGATGTTTGAGAAGTCGTTTCTTGAACCCCTCAACTCCTTACTTAGCTGCATAGGGTGGCAGGTAAAGGAACAAGCCACATTGGAAGGATTATTCGGATGAAATGGTATATCTTTATAGCAGCTATTTTTACAATAGTTATTACAGCCCCTGTTCAAGCTCAAAAACAAAAACCAGGGGTATTGTATGACGTTGAAATTACAAGAGTAAAAGACGGTGATACAGTGGCCTTTCGGGCCTCATGGCTACCTGATCCCTTACCTAAAGAACTTGCACTTAGAGTATTTGGAGTAGACACACCCGAAAAGGGGCATCGAGCTCAATGTCCAGCTGAAGACGCAAGAGGTAAAGCTGCAACTCAATTTACTACACAGTTAGTTAACCAAGCTACCAAACGACAAATTGTACTTATGGACTGGGACAAATTTGGTGGTCGTGTTCTGGGTGATGTTATACTAAATGGTCAATCATTACGTCAAGCTCTAATCCAGAACGGTTTCGCTAGAGAATATTACGGTGAGGCTAAACAAAGTTGGTGTAATTGAGCTGGAACTATTTTTTTGGTTATGTTATAATATAAGAAATTAGGAGTGGTTATGTCATTGCTTGATAAATTGAAGAAAAACTCTACGATACGTGATTCTGAGATACTAAAAGAATCTAAGTT